AATAAGGCCAGCATAATGACTGATATTAGCGCGTATGACATTCTAATGAGCGCAATAAAGTTGGTTGGCGGAACAATTGACAACAAGAATGGGCGGTATAAGATCCGCCGAATTGATCAAATGGAGGATGTTGGAAACGCTGTTAACTGGTCAGGAAAAGTTGATTCAAGCGTAACACCGTCAATGAAACCTTACATAGACGGTTACGGACAATCTAGCATAATAAAATATGATAAGGTTGCTGATGGAATTGGGGAAACAGTGGGAGCCAAGACGGTTCAGTGCAACAACAAGAATATAGCGGCTACTGTCGACTTGTTTACGATTAAATCATACGTTCCTCCATTTGCTGAAATTACCGGAGGCGTAATACCCGACATTTCGAGCGACAAAACATTCACTGAGATTGTTTTCTTCATTACCGACGGACTTACAACGGATGACATTTACGTTCATCACTATTCCCACGCCGGAACCGAATACACGGCATTGCTTCCGCTATTCAAGGCAGCTATTTACGACATGAGTCAGGAATATGTTTTCTTTGACAAGCTGAACTCAAACCCGAAAGTCTACACCGTAGGGATGTGGATAACGAATAACGATATGCGGCTGATTGACAACTTCACGTTGATTTATATCAGGGAATTGAATGGACTGTTTTATCCTAATAAGATTACAGGATTCAACCCCGATAAATCAACCACATCAACCAGCATTGAACTGATGAAGATAGGTGAGAAAGTAATTGTTGAAAGTGATTTGCTTATCTACTTTTCCGACTCGAATGATGAAATATTTACCGATTCAGAGGGGAACTACTTTTATTAAGAATTGATATAATGGCAGAAAAGAAAGTTACATTAGTTGAGTTGGACATTGACATGAAGTCTGCAATTCAGGACACAGTAACCCTGAAGCAAAACCTTGTTGATTTGGCTGCAACTGCAAAGAAAGCGAAAGAGTCGGATGGCGAACTTTCTGCATCTTATATCGAGGCAGCAACTAATTTAAAAATAGCACAGGGTGAGCTAAGGACTCAAGAAACGCTGCTGAAGAATGTAACAACCGCTAATACCGTTCAAGTTGGAAGTATGCAGCAAATGAAAGCTCAACTTTCAGTTGTTAGCGCACAGTGGAACAAGTTGAGCGAGGATGAGAGATTGAATACTGATGAAGGGAAAAAACTTTCTGCTCAGAAGTTGGAGCTGACTAATGCGTTAAAGAAAGAAGAAATATCAACAGGAGATGCGCGTCGAAATGTTGGAAATTATTCAGATGCAATAGGAGAAACTACTGGAATAATAGGACAGCTAATACCCGGTTTTGGAGGAGCATCTACGGCAGCAAAAACATTAGGAGTTGCACTAAAATTGATGATGGTTCCGCTTGGAATAATCATCGCAGCCGTTGCTGCGATGTATGAATACTTCACGAGAGCAGAGGAAGGACAGAATAAGTTGAGCAAGGCAATGAAGGTATTCGGCGTTGTGCTTGAAAATATAATGGACGTTGTTTCTTCAGTTGGTGAATTACTTGTAAGCGTTGTTGAAAAACCAAAGCAGGCATGGGAGGGACTCAAGAACTCAATAAAGGCAATTGGAGATTTCTTTTCAAACACATTCGGCAATATAATTGGAGGGGCTATTGATGCATTTGTTGCCAGTTGGTCGAGAAACTTCGCAGCAGTCGGATTGGCATGGCAGAAGTTCAAGGGGTTATTCGTAGATAACTCTGAAAAGATAAAGGCATCGCAAAAAAGCATTGAAGATGCTAATAATAGAATAAAGGATGCTCAAGATAGAATTGCCTTAGGAGCGAATAATCTAAAAGATGCGGTTGTTGATGCCTATCATAAAGTAAAAGATGCGCTAGGAAACTACATTGATGAAAACCAACGCGAGATTGAAATTGCTAAGAGGCTTGCTGATTCTGAGGCCAATTTACGCAAGCAGGAACGTGCCGATATTGTAGAAAATGCAAAACTAGCAAAGGAAAGTGCGGATTTGAGGGCAAAGGCAGAGGAGTTAAAGCTAACAAACGCCAAAAAGTCTATCGAACTTTATAATAAAGCGTTTGATTTAGACGAAAAGGCACTCAGAAACGAACTTGCAATTGCTAAAACTAAGGCTGCGAATGCCAAACTTTCTGCATCTTTATCTAATAGCAATATTGAAACGCTTGATAATGTCGCAAAACTTGAGGCGGATGTAGAACAAAAGTCAGCGGCACTGAATGCAAAAAAGAGGGATAGGCAAACAATGCTAAATACTCTTTATTTACAGGCATTTGCACAAGATCAAGTAAGGCAAAAAGCACTTCTTGAACTTGACAAGATTTCGACAAACGAAAAGATAAAAAATAACCAGACAGTTCTCAACGATTGGCGTTCCACGAATGAGGAGAAAACGCGCGCACTTGAGGAAAATGTAAATCTTCAAAATGCAATTATAGCTAAGGATGCAAAATTGCAACGTGAATCAATCGAAGCACAGGTAAAGTTTCACGTTCTATCCGAAGAGGACGCAGCAATTCAAATTGATCTCATCAACAAAAAGGCTGCTGAAAGTTCATTGGACGTTCTAAGACAGTCGATAGAGGACGGTAAGAAACTTCAGGACGAAGAAAGGCAGCGCAGAATTGAGGCAGAGAAAGCAGACCTCGACAATAGGCTTGAGCTGTTAAACAATAACGTGCTTGCTGAATTTGAAATTCAAAGCGCACAATTAGCGCAGCAATCAGAGGCAGAGTTGGCCGCCGCAGATAAAACAGGAGCCGACAAAACTCTTATTCTAAAAAAATGGGCTGCCGCTGAAAAGAAAATAGAGCAATCGAAATTTCAGGCTCAACTTGGATTATACGCAGACTTTGCAGCGAATATCGCAACAATTGCTGGAAAGAATACTGCAATAGGTAGGGCCGCGGCTGTTGCTTCGACGTTGATAAATACCTATGCCGCTGCTACTTCTGCTTATAAGTCGTTAGCAGGTATTCCTGTTGTTGGCCCCGCGCTTGGAATTGCGGCTGCTGCGGCAGCGGTGGTCTCTGGATTGGCAAGCGTAAAACAAATCCTTTCGGTTAAGTCGGGGTTGCCAGGTGATAGCAGTTCAAGTTCGGCGTCAGGTGGAGCATCCTCAACTGTTACTCCTGCCGTTCGGTCTGTTGTAAACCCTGAAATTGGGCAGGGAATTGTAAGCCGTTCAGCATCGCAGGCAGACAGCAACAGCGTAAGGAATGGCGTTTTGAGCGCAAATGCTGATAGCAGCCCAATTGTGGCAGTAGTGGTCGATGATGTTACGAGCAAGCAAAATTTGCAGCAAAACATTAAGGCAAACGCGCAATATTGATTTAGTCTAAATAATGTATTAACTTGCAAAAAAATAGTAAATGAAAAACTTCATTGCGAAATACGTTGATAAAGGAATTACAAAGGTAGTTCGGTTCGACGGTAACGCATTCGATAAGGTCAAGGCTGAGAAACTACTCGAAGCAAACAAGATAAGTGACTTCTTTTTTTTATTTGAACCAGCTGAATTTGTCGACATGCCTGACGGTTCGGTAATGGTTAGCGGCGAGGTTGGATTCGACATAACTTTTGACCGGATAAAACCATACATCGACGAAGGTAGAAAGATTGTTCTTAACTCCGAAGGTGGAGACCTTTGGGAAGCCTTAAAGATTTACGACTACATACGCGCATTTGCTCCCGAATTACCGATTGGAGTTTTCGGAATTAACATGAGTGCATCGACCGTAATTCTAGCAGCTTCAAAGCACCGTAGCGCGTCTCCTAATAGCAGACACCTTATTCACAATCCTTGGGCGTTCGCAGTTGGAAACGCGGAAACAATGCTCATCCAATCACAGGAGCTGCAGGTTGAAGAGGACAATCTTGTTTCAATATACATTGAACTTCTTGGAAAAACAGCAGAAGAAGTAAAGGCACTAATGAAACATGAGCGAATAATGACAACTCAGGACGCTTACAATATTGGGCTGATAAATGAAATAACAGGAGGTGAGACAAGCCCAACCGATCCTCCTTTAGTTGAAAATAACACTAATTTAAATGAAGTAAACATGGATGCTAAGAAAGCAAAAGAGGAGTTGGGAATACTCGCCAAGGCAATCGCCAGAATCGAGAATCTATTCGCTGCTCCTAAAAACCTTGTTCTCCAAGATGTAAATGGCGTTGAGATTGATTTCGGTGCCGACATTACCAGCGAGGACATGATTGTAGAGGGAATTACCGGAGTTATGGTAGACGGAAAGCCAGCCGAAGGCGATTATACGCTCCCAAACGGAAAGGTATTAACCTTCACGGCTGGAACATTGACTACTATTGTTGATCCGGCTGCAGCAAATGAGGCTTTGATTGCTGAGAATACAGCTCTGAAGCAGGAAATTGTAGATTTCAAGGCTAACATTTCAGCACTCGAAGCAAAAAACAAGGAAGGAATGAAAGCCCTTTCTGAGTTAACAACCAAATTCAACTCATTTAGGGCTGAATTTTCAAAGGGTGAACCGCAGAGTAACGCCACTCCACCCGCTGTCACAGCAGAAAGCAACAAACGTCAAGCATTTAAATCGTAAGAAAAATGGCATTACCTGTTGATTTGGCGGGATTAACTACAAACCCCGCAGAAGCTGCCGATATTTCTCAAATTGTTTTTGAGGCTTCATTTAATCGGCCTGAATTGAACGCTATTCACTATGTTGATACTGGCGTTGAAATGGATCGTTACATTCCAATCCTTGGGAATTTTGGTCTTATTGGTAAGATTGACCCGGGTGGATGTTCTAGCAATACTGAGACCGGCCAGATCCCTACCTCTGAAAAAGAATGGACTCCGAAATTGATTTCATTTCGTGAGATTGTTTGCGGAACCGATGTCCCAGCCAACTTTAAGGCTTGGAAGCGTGCTAGAATTGCGAATAAAACGTGGGAGATGGTTAACGATGAGCTAATGGCGTTCATCGCAGACAAAACTCAGGATGCAATTGATCGCTCCATCATCCGAATTGCAGAGTTCGGCGATACAACCGCTTCTCCTATTGGTGATGCAACTGGAAACCAACTATTGACTTCCGGAACAACAAAGACCTACTTCAACATGCTTAACGGCATGTGGCAGCAAATAATTGCAGACGGAGTTGGGTCTCAGCTAATGTATCGCTACACAATTGCCGAAAATGCTTTGTTGAATAAAACAGCTCAAATGGAGTTGGCTTCGGATGCTGCGTTGAACGTCCTAAGAAAACTTTACAACAACATTGATTCAAGGGCGAACGAAGGTAATCTTACATTCCAAATTACAAAGAGTCTGTTTGATAATTGGCAAGACTTTATTGAAGACAAGTCACTTGTTTTCATGTTAACCCAAACAGAGCAGGGTTCTACAACTTGGAGCTATCGCGGTATTCCAATTGTTGTAAGAAAAGACTGGGATCGTATAATCAAGACATATTTCGATCTTGGTGATACTTACTATCTGCCTCACCGCGCAATCCTTTGCGACATTGCCAATATTCCTATTGGAACTAGCGACGAGGAAAGTCTGCATACCTTCAGCTCTATTTACGACCCAATCACAAAGAAACACTATTTAGATGGAGCATATAAGCTAGATATGAAGATCCTACTAGAATACGCAATGGCTGTAGCATACTAATTTAAGAGGGGAGCAAATCCCCTCTATTTTAAATTAATCTAAATAAAAAGATGAAAAAGATACTTGGATTTTTATTTGCCTTTGCACTCCTGTTCGGTTTGTCCTTTCAGGCAAGCGCACAATATGGAACCTCATCCGCTCCTTTGACGAAAAAGGTTGATTGGGCTGGCTACATCTACGGAGCAACTACCGACACTGTTGGGGCTGTTCCTACAAAAGCCTACTACTTTAACCTGCTTCCGGCAGGGGCGTTAGTTCAGCCTTTCTACAAGATCGATAGCATTAGCGGAACGCCTAACGTTAAGGTTGTGTTTCAAGAATCGTTCGACAACTCCTATTGGATTGGTCGTGATTCTGTAACATTGAAGCTTGGGTTATACATGAAAAAAGGAGTTGCATTTACAACCTATGCGCCATATCTTCGGGTAACTACTAAAGGAACAGGGACGCAGGTGACAAAGATGCAATATTTTGTAACTTTAAAATTCTAAAATATGAGTTGTGAAGCGATTGCCTCCAATATAGTGTCGAATTGCTCGACTCAAAAGGTTGGGGGATTAGAAGTAAAGGCTTGGATTGTTCCACGTGCCGATCTTATCATTGATTGGGATGAGACAGACACCAACATGATAACTGGGCTGTCTGTAAAGGCAACCAAAAAGGCCTATACGATTACCGGAGTAAAACAACTGCTAAAGGCGATGTCTGAGGCCGTTGTTGCTGAGGATCGCGACGACCGCTGGACTCACAAGTATAGCCTTCAGATGTTCGAGTGGAATGCCGCTGCAATTCAGAACGGAAATGCACTTAACGACGTTGTTGTATTTGTTGAAAACAAGGACAAGTCAACTAACGGAGATGGCGATTTCTTCTGCCTTGGTGCAAAAAGTGGTCTATTCAAAGCAACTGATACTTTCGATTCGAGCGCAAACAGTGGCGCAAGGTTGATTGAGTTAGCTGGCCCCGCAGGCGGTGAAACTTCACTGAAGTATATTGTGTTTAAAACAGGTTATGCAGAAACACTTGCTATGCTAACTGCACTCGAAACTATTCATGCATAATGATTGCAGAAGTAAAACAAATATTGTCGATGGATGTCTCGGAGGTAATCTCTTCCGAGCATTCCATCACTTTACTTAACATCTATTCGATTCTTTACCTACACGGAGCGCAGCCGAGATATTGCGCCAGCTCGCAAAGAGCATACTACCAACAGTTGAAACAAAATGGGCTAATTTTGGCCACTAAATACGACACGAAAATGGAAACTAAAACGTTTGTCACAAAGTTTAACGGTATCAGATTCATACCAGGTGTTGACCATATCGCCATGAACCAGCTAACCGAAGAAAAGGCTATTGCATACCTAAAGGCTGGCTACCTGAAAGAATCAGATTTCATAAAACTGCCAGAAGGTTACGGAAAAGCAGAGAAAAAAGCAGTTCAAAATAAAGAAGCAGTAGTCGAAGCAATACCGATCAACGCCCCATCAGAAGAAATTCCAGCGCGTGATCTGTTTGTTGCACCAAAAAACGACATTGCAACAAAGAGACCTTACAACAGAAAAAAAAAGTAAGCCATGAAACTAGCTAAGGGCGAGGCTCCGCAGCGGGTTGACATCAAGCTAAATCGAAATATTAAGCGATTTGGGGTTAACGGCGTTATGTTCTTCGGTGATAAAAACGATTATCCGCAGCTGATTGAGAACATAATCTTAGGATCTACAACAGCTAAGGCAGTTGCTAACATTTACGCTAAGTTTTTGTCAGGAGAAGGGTTCTCAGATGCAATAAACAAAATCGTTATCGGCAAAGATCAGTTTGGGGCTGACGTTACGGTTATGCAATTGCTTGGCGAGGTATGCACCGACTGTAGTAGATTCCATGGGTCATACATTCACTCTAATATCAATAGGGACTTTCAAATTGGCAATGTAAAGCGTGTTCCTTTCAAGCATGGTAGACTAGCAAAGCCAGATGATGTTGGCTACTTCGCTAAGATTGGGGTATATGATAACTGGTCAAAGGAGAAAGGGTTGAAGTATGACGAAAAGGCCATAACCTTTTACAACGTTTTTAATCCAAGCCGAGAAGTATTTATTGAGCAACTAAAGTCGGTTGGTGGAGATATTTCAAAATACGCAGGACAAATTTACCCGCTCTTTCTCGACAGCTCATACATCTATCCTTTATCTCCTTTCGATTCTGTTTACCTTGATGCTGATAGTGAGAGCCAATTATCTCTATTCAGGAACCGACAGCTCAGAAATGGAATGGCGAAGAAAACAATCTTCAGGGTAAAGCCTGAGCCTGTATTTGACGAGTCAGGAGTTGCTGCTATTGATAAGGTTACGATGATGCCACTTTACAAAGTAGACTCTGCGCTCGTTTCACAAATAAAAGAGTTCCTTGGTCCCAACGGAGATAGCGTAATTGTCATAGAGGATGATTTTCAACCAGATGGCAATCTCGGTAAGGAGCGCAACAAAATGACCGAGCAACTCGATTCAAGCATTGATGATACTGTTTTCGCAGGATGGGAGCAAACTCTGTCGAACAACGTTCGCAAAGCAGCTAATGGATTACCTGCTATTTTGATTGATTATGAACAAGGTAAGTTGAGCGGAACAAGTGGAGAGGCAATATCTCAGGCTACTGCATTTTACAATGCAATAACAAGGCAGCAGCGCGAAGTGATAGGGCAAACCTTTAAGAACATATTTTCACGATCTGCGAATGTAGTCCTAAGCTCAAATCAGGACTGGACAATTAAAGAACTAAAACTCATTGACAATGTCGCTACTCCTATCGTTTCAACAGCAACAGGCAATTAAGCCAATTGCCAGCCTGAACGCAGAAAAGTATGATCAAATTGCTCGGGAGGTAGAGGATAACGACCTCCTCGGAATGCTTGGTATTGCTCTGCTTCAGGACGTTCAAGATTTTCCAGACAAGGAATACAACGCTAAGCTGCTTGATGGAGACACGTTTGTTGACCTATTTGGAAATACAATAAAAACTAGAGGTTTACGCTATATTTTGGCATATTTGAATTATGCGAAATACGTGCTAAATTCTGGAATAGAGGACACTTACGCTGGATTCAAGCAGCTGAAAAACGAGCAAACCGATCCGCTGAGCGAAGGAAGCAAAAGGAATCTTATTGAGAATGCAAGAAACATAGCAGCAACTCAATTCGAGGTGCTGAAGCGTTACCTTAACGCCAATTTAACCAACTTCCCTTTGTGGTATTATGGACTATCGAGATCATCTACATCAACGAGGTTTTACGGAGTTAAAAAAACTTTAAGATAATGGCAGTAACACATAAACTTTTCGAAGAGAATGAGATTACGGAACTGACCGACGAAAATCGGTTGGCGTCTGCAACAGAGGGACAATCTGGTTCTGACTTTATTTTATTCTCAAACTTTATTGCTCAACTAAAGTCGATTTTCAATAAGAGAACACCAATAATCGACAAGGGAACTTCAGACTCTGTTACATTTAGCCTTGCCGATGATGCGGTTCAAAAAGTTATGCCAGAGACATCTTCTTTAACAATTGCATTTTCAAATTTACCTACAGATTATTCAACTACTAATTTATTGCGATTGACAGCAAATGTAGGCGTTTCTGTTACGGTTACGTTCACTGGGTTAACAGAAGCAAATTGGGTTGACAACTCTCCTTTGCCGATAATGTCAGACAATTGTGTTTACGAAATTTCAATCACCACTTTTGGTAGCAATCTATCGGATGCAACTTTGGGTTGGGTTAAAATCGGAGCATAATGGGAACGCTGAACATTAATCCGGTATTGTTGCATAAAATGAAGCACTCACAAGGAGTCCATGATTTTGGATTTCTATATAACTGGTATGCTGCCAATAATGCTAATCTTGCTCCTGAAGGTTGGCATGTACCTACAAAAGATGAATGTGATACATTATTGTCAGTTGTTGGAGTTGATAGTTCATTTTTACTAAGAATTGCAGATAATCAATTTTGGAATAATATTGATGGAGTCACTAACGAGTATAACTTCTCTGCTATTGCAGCCGGGTATAGGGATTATGACTTTACCGGAAGATTGTCATTTTGTTTCATTGCAACACGCACAAGTTACAATGAAAATAACATGAGCATTCTTTATATAGATTCAATTCAATCGGCAACAGATGGTGGAGTTTTCAAATTTATGGGAACTTCTGTTAGACTTATAAAAAACGACAGCACTAACCCCGGATCACTTACCGATATTGACGGGAATATTTACCCAACCGTTAAAATTGGATCTCAGGTTTGGACTGCCGCTGATTGGAGATGCACAAAGATGAATGACGGAACACCGATACCGCTTGTCACGGATCAGACAGCGTGGACAGCACTAACAACTCCGGGCTATTGTATTTACCCATAAATTGGGTTGATAAACGCGATAAAATATTATAACTTTGATGCGATGGTTGACAAACTGAAACAAGAAATAAGAATCCCTGTGTGGGCATTTACCCTTGCGTTTAGCGCAATCGCGTTAATGCTTAGCTATACAATTAGCCTGTCGATGTCGCTTCAGCAGGTAAAGATAAATACAAAGGAAATTGAGAAGCTAGACAACAAGGTTGATAAAGACACATATAAATCTGACATACAAGACATTAAGTCAAGTCTAAATAGCATTAACGCCTACCTGTTAACGCACAACATTTCAGAGCGTGAAAAAAAAAATTAAACTGATGGAGGGTAAATAATGAGCTCAACACCATTTTACGCAGGGTCAACAATCCCGTTCGAATGGGTAAACGATAGGGACACCGAAAATATCGTTATTGACTTAGTAAAAGAACCATTAACTGTAGTAACTCGGTTTGCATATCCAGCGAAACCAGATTGTAAACTTCTTACAAAAAATGGGTACAACTATAATGGTGTAGTTGAAGACGTCGACACCAAGGACATTGTAGCAGGTAAACTCTCATTGCACGTAAAGGAATTTGTAAACGACACATTCTCCCCAATCGGAATTATACCAATCGCGGCAGTAATTCAAACAACAGTTTCAGACGTTGAAAAATGGTAAGCACGCTAAACATTAATGGACAAGTAGTAGGAACGGCGATCTTTGACGGTGAGAAGATTACCGCAACGGTAACAATCGGATCCCCAATTACTGCAACCGTTAATTTCGGTGGTGGTGGGGTAACGGTTCACAACGATTTGACAGGCCGAAGCGATGCTGACGCGCACCCAATAGAGGCGATCACTGGACTTACGGAATCACTCGGAGCAATCCCTACTGAATTAAGCGAACTTACTGAAGATGCTACTCACAGAACTGTTACCGATGCCGAAATTGCAGAATGGAACGGTAAGCAGGCAGCGTTAGGATTTACTCCAGAGGACGTCTCGAACAAGAAAACAACGCTAACCGATAACGATACAGACTACCTTACATCGAAGGTTGTAACAACCGAACTTGGCAAGAAGCAAGATATCATTAAATTTACTCCTGAAGCAGAACCAGGTTCATTTGCTTCGTGGGTTCGTGGTGTGCTGCTAACCGGACTTGGTGCATTTACCAACTTCGCCATTTTAGCCGAAGATACCTTGATTGTCGCACTTGGTAAATTACAGGGGCAGATAAATTCGCTGGCTGCTAGGGTAGGTAAGTTGGAAGATAATGTGTTTGTGGATATAACTATCACTACGCCAGTCACATCTGTTGACATAACAACAGATAAACATGGTAGTGATCTTAATATACCTGAAGGAAGTGGATTTGAGATTGTTTTGAAAATTCCAAGTTGGTATAACGCCGGGGGAGGGATTACTAATCGATTAAATTTAATTTTTAATAACAACGGAAGTTCTATATATAATATTGGAACAACAAAACATTTCACATATATATATACAAACGGAGGTAGCTATTTATCACAATTCACCAATATATTATGCAATTTTTTGGGAGGTGAAATACAAGGATTTGAAGTGGGTGAATTTGATGCTTCTTCTTCTAGTGTAGCACAAACAATATATGCATTTAATACGGATGGTTTAAATGCCAATTCAATTACATCAATAAATCTGATCATAAATGTTGCTAATTCATTAATTCCGATTGGGTCCAAAATAATGATTCGTAAAAAATGATTAAGGCAATAACAAATAGCAAAGGGGTGGTTGACTATGTTGAAATGACAGCAGAGGAAGAAACTAATTTTTTTGCACTACTGGCGATTAATGTTATTACTTGGACTTATCCAGAAAGAACAATCAGAGTTAGCCTAACTGACGAGCAATACGTTTCCATGCTAGTTGATTACCCTGAGTTCGCAGTATTAAGGCAGCAACTCGGCATACCAGTTGAATCGAATAACATGGGAGGGGAATACCTATATTTAGAGGAGTTACACGACGAAGATCGATCCCTATTTGAATATTTTGGTGGAGGAGCTAACTGTATTGAAAATAATCCGTTATGATTTACTTGTTAATTGCTATTTTACTTTTGGTCACCTACCTTGTTTGGGTGATAGACAACCATGGCATATTGCCCAGCTGGTCAGATTCTTTTTTCACAATTAAAGATAGATGGAAGTTTCAGATGGTGCTGATTTCGCTTGGTTTGGGTGTTGGTTTGTTCGGGTGGTTCCATGCTCATTCATGGTTATTGCCTATTGCTTGACTTGGATTGATAACCGTAGGGCTATTCCCTAACTTCAAAGAAAAAACTCAGGGTATAATTCACACGGCAGGGGCGTTAACAGGTGCAACATTTGGTCTACTTTCTATATGGAAAGACTTTGGACATGGATGGATTGCATTAGCCGCTTTCGTGCTTATCCTAGCCATAAAGTTGCGTAAGGTTAAGAATGTGACTTGGTGGGCTGAATCGGTGGCTTTCTTGGCTATTATTGTTGGAATATTAATTGGACGAAAAAACAAAGATAATGACTGAAGCTGTAGCAAGAAAATACAAATTGAGCAAGAATTTCTTTTTGCTTGAATTTCTCAGAACGGATCATGTTGAATTTATGCCTCAACAACTCGAAATTCAAGATAGCGCAATAACCAAACTGGGCGACCTTGTTAAAAATGTTCTGCAACCAACTCGCGACTATTTAGATGATCCAATTGAAATTACTTCAGGATTCAGGTGTGATTGGCTGAACCAAAAGGTTGGTGGTATTCAGAACTCGCAGCACACAATTGGAGAAGCCGCAGACATTAAAACCATCGATATGAAAAAGATGTTTCTATTCATTTATGAGCATCTCGAATTTGATCAGCTGATTTGGGAGCATACGCCAGGGCACTTCTGGATTCATGTTTCATACCGAAAAAATCACAACCGAAAGCAAGCGATGACGTTTGACGGCAATTCATATAAACCTTACAAAGAAAATGACGAACTTTTTTAACTGGATTAAAAAGATGTTCTCGGCCAAGTCCGAGGCATCGAGCAAGCGGTTTAATGGAACGGTAATTCTAATTGGAACCGCTATTGTTTCTTGGATTACGGTATTCACTGCTACCGAAAGCATGAAGCTGAGCATTATTATTGCCTGCTTCACCACCGGAGGCGCACTATTCGGGCTTACAATCTTTGAAAAGAACCAAAATAATACCGATACAAAGTGAAAAAGTTAACCTTTTTGCTTTTGATTGCCTCTTTTTCGCTCAGCTCGTGCGTAACATACGAGCGATGCCAGGATAAATTTGGCCAGTCGGTCGATACGGTCAGGATTCCAATCAACATAAACGTTCCATATATCGTTAAAATACCCGCTGATTCGCTTCAGGTCGGAATGTATGTTGATTCGCTGTTGCAACTTAAAATTGACAGCGTTTACCAGGTAGCAAATGATAGCTCTAGCCTGGTTATCTCGTATTGGATTGATAAATTTAGACGGCTACAGATTAAGGCAAACCAGCCTGCGAAGATTATTCACGATACGATAATGGTTCACGATACAATTAGCTATGTTCCACCTCCAATTATCGTAAAAAAACCAACAACATTAGAGAATTATTGGGCTAAGTATAAAGGATTTGCTGCCATATTGCTACCGATACTAATAATTTTGTTGATTTGGCTTAAAAAATAGTCTATATTTGCATTGGTAAAGTTTTTTCATAGTTGGTTTAGGTTTTAATGTGAAGCCCTCGTAGTTGAGCGATGGCTTTTTTGTTACTAATAACCCTATATTGTTATATTACTCGGACAATCGGAGAGGTGTAAATACAATATTCAATTGTAGAGAGGATATTACTTGTTATGTATCAGTAAGTTACAATATATTTAGGTTATTGCACAAACTCACCATAAACACACAACGTTAACTAGTTGTGTATCAGATATATTAGTTTAATCAAGAATGATGCACGTGGCGCACCAATATATGGTTTAAAGAAAGCCCCAGATTAACATAAGGGGCTTCTTGTTTCAACTTTGTAACTGCTTTGTTTATCTTTTCATTTATGCCTCCTTTCTGGTTAGATATTTCTTGAAAATGTCGACACAATCCAGATTTGATTGTAGGTGCGTTATCACCTGATCGAACTTGTTCTTATGCCTGTCGAGGGTTCCTTCATCAATCTTTGCTACCTGACAAATTAATTCGATGTCAAAGTGCGGCTGGCTCATTGCAAGGAAAATAAACAACGAAAGTTCATCTGTCTTTTTCAGCTCAATCGCCTCGCAATCTTTCTTGATTTCCGTTAGCAGCTCGATTGCATCCTTATTGTATTGTGCCGGGCGGTTATACTTGATCCTCTGATACCTATTCATGCACCACTGAAAAAAATTTTGCTTCATTACAAGTGAGTAGTTCCGCTTGTTTCTAACATTCGTAGGAAGTGCTTCTTGAAACTCTAGCCAAAGATCGTAGTTTGTTGCTGTCATTTTTTAGATTGTAAGATTTTTATTTGTTTTTTCATTGTCTCGATTTCTTTCGAGAGCTCATTTATCTGCTTCTTTCGATTGCTTATTCTATAAGCCAAAAGGTCGATTACATAAATAGCAGAAAGGGACGCAACAATTAATGTAGGAACCTTATCACTCATCACCTTCATTTCTTAGTTTGTTCAAGTCTATCGATCTGC